GAATACTTCCTGTTGTACCTGCATTAGCAAAGCAACTTTTAGCTGATACAGGTACAACAGGAAGTATTCGTGGTGCTGATGATGATACCCTGAAAACCCTGAGTGACCAGATTGACGCTGTAAGTGCGCCGGCAATGGTTGGTTGATAAAAATAAAACTTGAGAGCGTGAGATGGCTGAACTCTATACTACCGGTGCAAATAGAATTGTGTATAGGTCTGTAGGATTTGCTGCTGGTCTGACAGTTACAGCATATATCTGGAGTCCAACTCTAGTGAGGAGTGCCTTACAGACCTTTACCGAGGTTGAACTGGGCTTATATTACCTTGATTATGACTTCGCCTCCGTCGGCACTTATATGGGGACGTTTTATGAAGGTGGTGTAGCTACAGCCAGTGGAGTATTCAGAGTTACAAGGTTAGCTCCTGTCCCCAAGAATGTAGCTCTTTCTAACTTAATGTTTACTATGGTACTTTCGGCTGATGGGAGGTCGCCAGCTATAGGTAAGACTGTTACTGCCCAAATATCAAAGGATGGTGCAGCATTTGTCAATTGTGCCAATGCCGTTGCTGAAGTTAGTGGCGGCTGGTATAAAATCAATCTCGCCCAAGCTGAAATGAATGCGGATATAGTGGCACTCAAGTTTACTGAGGCGACTTGCCTACAGAGGAATATGGAGATTGCCACGTCATGATAATAGTTTTTGATGATGATGCAATAGTTTACCCACCAACCCTAACGATTTACGGTGCCGCAACATGGACTTGGGCTTTTAGTGAAGCATTTGTCGGTGGGAAAATAATTGAGCTGACTCTTTTGCTTTATTCTCGAATACTCATAGCTTCGTTATACGGTCGTGATTTAATTGCTAATTTACCAGCAAGAGCCCTCACTGCGAATCTTAATGACCGCAACCTTACGGTCAATCTCAATTCACAATCCGCAACATTAAAAATGAGGACAAAACCATGAAGCATTTTACAATCCCCAAAGATGATCAGGGTTTTAAGTTAGAATTCACAGTTCTAGATTCTGCTGGAACACCAGTGAAATTAACTACATATACAGCAGTCACTATTAAGATGTGGGCACCCGGAATACCAGGGACTTTATTGTTAAACAAAGCCTGCGCCAATGCTGCTGATGATGGGACTTGTGATTATACGGTTCTAATAGCAGATTTCACTGGGGCTGCCTATCCTGCTGTTGGGCGGTATCTGGCTGAACTGGAGTTGACAGGGGTTACTATTGCAGAAAGCACAGAGACTTTTACTATTACGATTGTGGAGTCAGGATAATGGATTATTGCACATTGACTGAAGTCAAGGCGGAACTAAATATAAGTTCTGACGATAATGACAATATGCTCCAGATTATGATAGAGCAAGCCAAGGAACTTATTGATAAATTATCTAACCGTGAGTTTGATACGGTTGCCGCGACTGCCCGGTATTTTGATGGGGCAGGCACCATTCTATTTATTGATGACCTTATCACCATAGACGCAAGTGGTTTCAAACTAGACGAAGATGGCGATGGCACTTACGAAGTAACCTTAGCGACTACTGATTATATAGAGTATCCCCTTAATACTACCCCAAAGACATTTATTAAGATTAGCCCCAATTCCAACTATGGCGGTTTTGCCGCTGGGGTAAAGAAGGGTGTGCAGATAACGGGGACATGGGGATACAGTGCTACTGTTCAGAAAGCAATAAGCAGAGCCTCTTTGATACAGGTCTGCCGATGGTTCAAACGCAAGGATAGTGCTTATGCTACTGAAGTGGGAACAGGTGAACTTGGAACAATAGCAATTGGCCGGGGGCTAGACCCCGATATAGAACTAATTATAAACAACCTTAGAAAAAGGAATCTATGAGTTTTTCAATGAAGGTTATAGGCGCTCAGGAAGTTGCCTCAGCATTAAACAAAGGGGTAAAGAAACCCGTTGAAGATAATTTATCCAAACTAGCCCTCAAGATTGAACGCAATGCGAAAATGGCTACGGTGGTTGATACGGGAAGGTTGAGGGCATCAATTGGCGGTGGTTCATATAGGGGTGGTTCTTACCCAAAGGGTTTCGGAATTGAGAAGGGGGCGGATTTCGTCAGGGTTGGCACTAATGTTGAATATGCTGAATTTGTGGAATACGGGACTTATAAAATGGAAGCCCGACACATGGTGGGTGGGACCAAAATATTGGGTGAAGGGATGTTTGACTATGTAATCAGGCAGATGGAGTCAGACCTGAAGGATTTTGAAGTTAAAGTTGTCAAGGAAACTGAGAGTGAATTCAAATGAGCTTAAAAGCTGTTGGGGCAGGATTAGCCGTTATCTTAGAAAACATATCGGATTTGAGGGTTTATGCGCCCGCTGAATTACCAGGTAGCCTTAATGAATTCCCCTGTGCCGTAATATTACATAGTGGGACGACTTATAACGTGGCTATGGGGAGTGGTGATGCTACGCAAGAGCACCGCTTCCGGGTAAAGCTGGCAGTTACCAGCCAGGATTTACCATCGGCACTAAATAGCTTATTGGATTACTTGGATAATACGGGGGCTTCTTCAGTCCGGGCAAAGATAAATGCTGACCCGACATTAAATTCAACCTGTAATACTGCCTGGGTCGAGAGTAATACAGGGCAAGGCGGCTTTATGTGGGGTGGTCAGATGTATCTCGGAACTGAGTTTGAGATAGTAGCCATAGAATAAAATAGGAGGTATTGAAATGGCGACATATAAGACATTAACAGTATTAGATGCGGTTAAAGCTGGAACTGAACTAAATGCTACTGTGACTCCCTTGATGGTTGGGGCAGACACCCAAGAGGCAGATGGCTTCTCATTTGCCAATGACGGCAATGTTGTCCTATTGGTTCAGGACGACCCCTCAACGGGGGCAGGGGATGATATTCTTTTTACAGGAATCAATGACCCGTATGGCAGACCCGAAGCTGACTTAACTCGAACAATCACGTTGAAAAAGATGTATGTTTACGGGCCTTTCCTTCCGCTAATCTGGAATCAGGCTGACGGCACAATAAAAGTGAAATTTACCACACACGCTGCCACAACCACGCTAATAGCGATTAGAGTAGCTAATCCAACTTAAAATATTGATAGGAGGTAATTAAAATGGCATTAAAAGTAGGAAGCAATTGTTATCTATACCTGAATTCAGTTGACCTATCGGCCTATGTTACGGGTGGTTCTATAGACCTGAAAGGCAAGACATTGGTTGATGTCACCGCAATGGGGGCTACTAATAAGGCATGGGCATCAGATGAGCTTGGGGACCTTTCCTTTACCATTGATTTCTTATTTGATGACACTGCCGTATCGGGTTCATGGGTAATCCTTGAAGGTATGTGGGACAAAAACACTGTAACCACTTATGAATTACGACCCAACGGTTCTGGGACAAACCCGATTATTGCTGGCAACTGTTATATAGAAAATGTCCCAATAGCCGTAGCGATAGGTGATATGATTCGCATGAGTGGTGTTGCCTTTAAGAATACTGGTAATCCCACAGTAACACCGTAAGGAGATAAATGAAAATCCCAATTAAAACCAAGCGGATAGAACTAGATGGCGATTATGAGGGCGGATGGATAGACATTCGCACCAACCCGCCGGCCGGGGAATTGCTCGACCATATCACTGCAATTCAAGAAGCCAATCAAGAAGATATAAAGGGATTATTGCCTCCTATCTATGGCGTGTTAGAGATGACAATATTGGCATGGAACTTCACCGATACAAAGGATAGTGATTTACCATGTGATATCAAGGGCTTGAAAACACTTCCTGTTGACTTGTTGGTATTGCTTGTGACAAAGATTCAGGAGGCTTTGGTAGGTCTCCCTTTAGCGAGCAGCACCAGATAGCAGATTGCGTGCTGTCTGGTGGGAAAAACCCACCACCATTATACTTAAAGGCTGAACTGTGCAGATTGTTTCATTGCCTCCCCTCAGAACTGGAAAAGGAATCAGCCGAGATAATCAAGATGGCCTCTATGCTTTCAATTGCCGACCAATTCAGGATGGAAGAAGCAAGGAAACCCCAAGGTAGTTTATCATTAAGTGAGCAGATTAAACGCCTAAAATCACGTTCTAGTGGCTCTTAGGGGGATTCATTCATAGACTTCGATTGCCCAACTTTCCACATATAAACTATCAACAACAATGTAAAATTGCCCTGACCTATTGTGGATATAAGTCCTATCACACCCTGAGTTTGTAGTATTCACAGCAAGAATAGAAGGATTCATTATGGATTCCTCTACTGGATAAATAGTTACACCAAAATAAATACCCACGCTGTACTCATGGCTAAAGGAATCAGGTTCGCACTCCCATTCTATATACCAATGTTCCTTGTTAATATAAAACACATCGCTAGTTTTACTTGTTGCCCCACTGAAGTGGAAAACTGAAACTGGTTCTATTGGTGTTGGAATGGGAGGTGATTCTGAAATTTGCACGCCACAAGATGTTAACAGGGGAATTAAGATTAAAAATACTATTACTAATCTTTTCATCACTACCCTCCTAATTTAATTATATTACTTTTATTGTAGGAGTCAAATCTAATGGCGACTAAGGGTAAAATCCAAATAGAAATCAAGGCCGAAGATAATGCCTCAGCCCAGATGGGCAAGATTGGCAAATCCACTCAGGATATGTCAGCTGCATTCAAAAAGGCTGGAGTAGCTATAACTGCTATGGGCGTTGTCATGGCCGCTACCTTGGCCATGTGTGTTAAAGCTGCTGCTGAGGAGGAAGCTGGTATAACTAGGCTCTCTGTGGCCATGAAAAATATGGGGCTGTCCTATGATGATACACGAGAAAGCCTTGAAGAATGGATAAATACTCAACAGCAGAAGACCTCTATTGCCGATGATGAGCAACGCTCCAGCCTTGCTAGCCTAATTCGTGTCACGGGCGACATGGCCAAAGCTCAGGATTTGTTGACCCTAGCAATGGATATTTCCGTTGGTATGAATGAAGATTTGGAGGCTTCTACCAGCAAACTTATGTATGCCCTATCAGGCAACTGGGGCATGATTGAAAGATATATCCCGGCTTTGAAAGAAGCCAAAACCGAGGAAGAGAAATGGCTGATGCTACGACAACTTTTCGTTGGACAGGCCGAGGAATATGGCAAAACATTAGAGGGTCAGTTTAAGCTCCTAAAAAACAATATAGGTGACCTAAAAGAGGCAATTGGCGGCGCTCTTATCCCAATTCTTAAAGACCTTAATGAAAAAATAATGCCAATCATTGAAGGGATAAAGGAATGGATAGCGGAAAATCCAAAATGGGCTGATGCTATTGTAAAAGTGGGGCTAGTCCTTACTGGCCTAACAATGGTAGGTGGCCCACTGCTTTTATTAATAGGCTTTATCCCCCAAATAATTGCTGGCTTTAAGGTATTGGTTGCCTTTATGAATACCACGCTAATACCCGCAATTATTAGGGTTATGTCTGCCTTTATTGCTATGCTTGCATCTATGGGGCCTGCTGGATGGGCAATGATAGCGGGTGGAGTAGCCGCTGCCGCTGCTGGGATTTATAGCCTTAGAAGGATTATGGATGAGAATGCCAAAGATGCAGCTTTGTTAGCCAGATCTGAAGAATTGGGCTTAACGCCAACCCCAGCACAAAAGGGCGGCATTTTCAAAAAACCCACCTTGGCACTTTTGGGTGAAGCGGGGCCAGAAGCCGTTATCCCTTTAGGTAGGGGGGCAAGTGGCATAACTCATTTTGAACAACATCTCCATATCGGTAATTTTATGGGTGACGAGGCTTCAATGAGAGCATTAGTACGCAAGCAAAAGGAACTTATGGCACAAGAAATGCGCAGGACATCCTTTGCTGGTATCAATAGATTAGAATACTTCCCCGGGAGTAGTGCGCCGTGAGCATCACTTACGAGGTAAAAGTTGACTGGGATGCCACTGATTGGCTGGCTACCCCCGATTTCTCTGAGGGTATAGATGATATTTCTAGCTATGTTAAAACCATTTATATTGATAGGGGGAAGAAGGTAGAACTGGGGAATACCCCAGCTGGAACTTTAGATATAACCCTTAACAATTCTGATGGGCGATTCTCTCCACCGAAGCCCGCCCCTAGCCCATTAGCTGGGAAGATGAGACCCTGGCTACCTGTGAGGGTAAGGGCTATTGTTTCCGGAGGTGCTTTAATAACCTTCTATGCTGGCTTCATTTCCAAGATTTCAGTTAATCCCCACAAGAGCGTTCAAGAAGCCTATCTTTATTGTACTGATGGCATGGACTTACTGGCAAGGAATATGGTTGCAGTGAATAAAAGTGACCGAAATATGGTTACAGCCGGGGCAGCCGTAGGCTATGTTTTAGATGGGGCTGGCTGGCCAGCAGGTAAGCGAAGTATAGATACTGATACTGGTGCGATAGTAAATTACCCTTCAACTACGGAGTATTAAATGGCTGAATTGATAGTAAGACCTGATGCCGACCCTGAAGTTAGCTCTCTCGATGGGCGAATGGAAACCTATTTACTTGCTGGAGAAACATGGGCAAACCTCTTGGCAGGCCAGAACTTTGCCACTAATGATAGTGACACTAGCGCTCGTATTGAAATAAAATCCGATGCCGCTAATGATAAATGGGAAAATATCTATAGGGGGATTTTATCCTTCCCTCGGGGTATTTTACCCAAGGCCTTTGAGATAACAAGTGCCACATTATCACTTCGGGGATTAGCTAAGAATGACGATTTGGGTATAACCCCAGATATAAACATATATGCTTTCACCGAAGAATTAGAGGATAACGACACATGGATAGACAACACTCAGGCAATGTGGGATGGTTTCGGAACCACACCCTTTTCTACGGCGATAACCTATGCAGGTTGGGATATTACGGGTTGGAATGATTTTGACATTAATCTTGATGGTAGATTATGGATTCCCAAGACAGGCAATATTAGATTCGGCATAAGAAATGCCAATTATGATGCGACTGGAAACCCACCAGTTTGGGCGGCCAGTGAAGAATCTAACCTATATTGGTATACTGCTGATTTTGGTGATGGCTCTTATGCTCCCAAATTAACGATTGTTTATTATTCAGGTCAAGATTCAGTAGACTCAACTGTTATCGGAAACAAAGTATCCCTAGAGGCTATCAGAAACCTAGAATTTGTATATGGCGGAAGATATTACCATAGCAAGGAAGGCCTTGCTGTTTATGAATCAATCTATCACAGGAATACATAATGTCTGATTTTACAGTCAATGACACAATGGCAGAAATACGCTACGAGTTGGATGATAGAGAAATCTATAACGATATTCGTAGCGAAATCGACATAATGACAACGGAGACTGTTATAGATGCCGACCCTACTTATGCATGGGCACAATGGCATGGTTGGATGCAATTGCCGCCAGATAGTAAGACCTATAAATTAAAACGGGAAGCAAAGTTACATACGCCTATTAAGTGGAAGCTTGAAGACCATTATGCAAATTACACATACCTGGTAAACCAAGAGGCTTCTTATTACGATTATACTATAAAGCTAGTAACAACTAGCGACCCAGCCATCGTTTGGGTAGAGGCCAAAAATACCGGCTCCAAAACGTGTTATTTGCATTTTACCACTACATATAAATACGTGGCGACTGAAGGAGCTACCCACGA